TCTATTCGGATTAACTAGTACACCGCCTTCTCCTTGGAGTAGTATGGCTGTTCCTAGCTTTAATAATTCAACAGAAAATACTCTTCAACCTCATGTAGACGCAACCGGAGCTCTTAGCGTTAAAGAAGTAGCTCCTGTAGTGCCTGGGTCTGGACAGCCAGTAGCAGTAACGTCTGTTGGAACAGAAAATGCGATGGTAGCCGCTGGTAGTCAAATAAAATCTTCATTAGCTAGTGGATTTGCTAATCTTATAATGAATGATAATGTTAATGTTAGAGCTATGATTTCTAATACATTAAGCCAAGTAGGAACTAATCTGATGACTAGCGCTTTAGGCAGTATATTTGGTCTAGCAAATGGTGGTGTTCTTTCAGGAGGCTTTAAAGCCTTCGCAAATGGCGGCACCGTTACTAAGCCCACACTAGGATTAGTAGGGGAAGGTAGATACAACGAAGCGGTAGTACCTCTACCTGATGGAAGATCAATCCCAGTAATAGGAGCAACAGGAACTACGGAAAATAACGTTACAGTTAATGTTACAATTGATAGTGATGGAAACGCTAAATCTGATACTAGTTCTGGAATGGATGGAGATAAAGCTAAACAACTTGGTTACATGGTTTCACAAGCAGTACAGATGGAACTAGTAGAGCAGAAGCGACCTGGAGGACTACTTAGTCAATACTAATTATGGCAAATTTTAATACAGAAGTAAATATAAATCCAGATAGAGGACTCAAATCAGAACAACAGCCTAGAATTTTGAAAGCTACTTACGGTGATGGGTACGAGCAGCGAGTAGCTGCCGGTATAAATAATTTACCTGAATCATGGAACTTAACTTGGAAAAATAGAACCTCGGCAGAAGCTAATAAGATTGTAGGCTTTCTTGAAGAGCAAGCAGGCATAACTGCATTTGACTGGTACCCTACTGGGTATGAGATAGCCAGTACTACTACCGCAATTTCTACTAAGAAATTGATAGATACTAGTCAATATTTTACTGCTAGATATTTAAACACTACTGTTACAGATTCAGGCGGAGCGACTTCTACTGTAACGGCAGTAGATAGCGCAACGCAATTATCATTATCAGTAGATATTATGTCAAGTGGAGAAACTTATACTATTAATCCATATAAGAAATATACTTGTGGAAAGTGGAGTTCTCAAGAAACTTTGTCAGGTATTAGAACTATAACAGCAACATTTACAAAGGTATTTGAACCATGAGTGATAAAATTACAGCAGATATTCACGGCTTTGAGCCAGGAGCAGTTATTGAGTTATTTGAACTTGACCTATCGGTGGGTACTGCCCCAGACTCAGAACCTATCCTTAGGTGGCATGCCGGTCAGAATGAAAATCTACAAGAAATAGTATGGCAGGGTAATAGGTATTCAGCTATGCCTATTGAAGCCGAAGGGTTTGAGTTTTCTGGCAAGGGGGCGATACCTAGACCTGTAATTACTGTAGCTAATATTACTTCTATTTTATCTAGCGTTATTAATAGTTACGATGATTTAGTTGGTGCAAAGGTTGTAAGAAAGAAAACTTTCGCAAAGTATTTAGATTCTTATTGTTATACTGGGGGATATCCAACCGCTGGGCTGTGTACCGGGGAATCAGGATCGGATCCAAGTCTGAGTAAATCAGACTGTTTAGATACTAATAAAAACGGTTCTGTAGGTACTTGGACAGTATACAACCAGACTACTTGTGAAGCAGCAGCAGGGCCGGGTATATGGTACGCTTCCGCTATAGCAGATGATACTGCACATTTTCCAGATGAAATCTGGTATGTAGATAGAAAAGCTATAGAAACTAATACTCATATTCAATTTGAATTAACTGCCGCACATGACATACACGGAGTTAAGCTACCTTCTAGAACGGTAGTAGCTAACTCGTGCCCTTGGGTATATAGAGGAGTGGAGTGTGGGTATTCTGGTAGTAGTTATTGGGATATTAGTAATAATGTAGTGGGATCATCTTCTGATGATGTATGTTCAAAAACTTTTACCTCTTGTGAACTGAGGTTCCCTGAGCCTTTAGAAAGCCCTTTTGGGGGGTTCCCAGGAGCTGGTATTAATATGGGCTCGGTACGATGAATGATAAAACTCTAGATGATTTTAGAAAGCATGTAGAAGCGGAATACCCTAAAGAAGCCTGCGGGTTTATAATAGGGGTAGGCAAGAAAGAAAGGTACTTCCCAGCAAAAAATATAGCAGGTCGCGCAGAAGAGTATTTTATAATAGATCCAGTAAGTTATGCGGATGCAGAAGATACAGGAGTTATTATAGGTATTTGTCATTCTCATCCTAATGAAGGCTGTACGCCTTCTGAAGCGGATAAAGTTGCTTGCGAAACTTCTAATAAGCCTTGGCACATTTTAAGTTGGCCAGGTAACAGACTATATAGCTGGGAGCCCACAGGGTACGAAGCCCCAATAGTGGGTAGACAATTCAGTTATGGAGTTTTAGATTGTTGTACATTACTTAGAGATTATTACAAAAAAGAGCTAAATATCGATTTTGAATGTTATAGTGGTCAAGACGGCTGGTGGGATAAAGGAGAGAATCGATATTTAGAAAACTATGAAGAGCAGGGTTTTGTTAAGATACTTGATGAAAATGACATTAAAAAATACGATGTATTTTTAATAAAATTAGTTTCACCTGTACCAAACCATGCCGCAGTTTTTATTGGGAACGATAGAATTTTACATCACGTATACGGTAGACTATCCAATAGAGAAATCTATGGCGGATATTGGAGAAAACATACCACGCACCATTTAAGGCACAAATCATTATGTTAAAGAAAATAATACTTTATGGAGAGTTAGCTGAAAAGTTCGGAAAGGAGTGGTCCTTAGACGTAGACTCCCCTGGGGAGGCTTTTAAAGCACTTGACGTTAATAATATAGGATTTAGACAGTTTGTTGCTTCTTCAGAAGAACGAGGTGTAGGGTACAAAATAATGGTAGGGAAGTCTTATATTAATGACTATCCTGAATTAGGAGACCCTTCTGGCCGTCAAGAAATTAAGATAATTCCTGTAGTTCTTGGAGCAAAAAGTAAAGGTCTAGGCATGATTCTTTTAGGAGCACTTATTATCGGTGGCTTTTATGCGTACGGGCTTCAATCGATAGGTTCTTTAGCAGCCGGAGAATTAGGAGCTATGGGTACTATAACTCACGGAGTAACTTTAGCGGGCTCAATGGGTACTATGGCATTAAAGTTTGCAGGAGCCTTAATACTAGGAGGGGTGGCTTCTATGTTAGCACCAACACCGGAGCTTCCATCTACAGCTGATAGGCCTACAAACTATGGATTTGATGGGGCAGCTAATACAGCTAGACAAGGTTTCGCTATTCCTGTATGTTACGGGCAATTGTTAGTAGGAGGAGCCGTTATCAGTTCTGGAGTTATGCCAGAGGATTATATACCAGAGGATGTAGCATGAGTAATAAAGATTGGATTAGAGGTGCAGGTGGAGGAAAAGGTGGTAGCGGTGGTGCCCCTAAAGAAGATGATGATACATTATTTTCAGAATCTAAAGCTAGAGTTATTGATTTATTATCTGAAGGAGAGATAGTAGGGTTATTAAATGCTGAAAAGTCTATTTACCTAAATGAAACTCCACTACAAGACTCTGCGGGTGGGAGTAACTTCGACGACGTATCTTATTCTACTAGAGAGGGTACAAATTCTCAGACTTACATACCAGGGTTTTCAGGGACAGAATCTGGGGTAGGTGTTGGCATTCCAGTAACTAAAGAAGCCCCCGGAGCCATAATCAAAACATTTTCATCTACTACAGTAGATGCAGTAAGAGTTATAATACATACTCCAGCACTTTTAGATGGGGACAATGATGAGGGGGACTTACACGGTTCCACCGTGTCCTTCAAAATCTGGCTAGAAAAAGACAACGACGGGGGTTGGTACGAGGCAAAAGCAGACTCTTTTACAGGGAAGACATCAGCAAAGTATGAAAGAGCATATAGACTAGATATACCATCGACTTGGAAGTCCGCTGGGTTTACTACTATAGCTATTAAAGTAGAAAGGACTAGTGAGGACGCTACTTCTACAAAAATACAGAATGAAATATATTTTAATTCTTATACTATAATTATAGATAATAAATTAAGGTATCCTAATAGCGCTTTAATAGCTACTCAGGTAGACGCTAGACAGTTTACTTCTATTCCTAGACGAGCATATGAAATAAAAGGAGTAAAGATAAAAGTTCCTAGTAACTACACTCCTTACGATCCTGGACATTGTTCTTTATCTGGTTATAGACGAAAAGATAGGTGTGTACAAGCGGGAGGAACCTGGTTAGGTACCTCGCCTGGAGATGCTTTGTACACTGGCTCGTGGGATGGTACGTTTGATATTGCATGGACTTGTAATCCTGCTTGGATTTTATACGACTTATGTACTGATGAAAGGTACGGATTAGGTAAGTGGCTATCTGCTAGTCAGATGGATAAGTGGTCTCTATATGAGATTGGAAAGTATTGTGATTCAGTAGATAACTCGGGAAACTTTATTGGAGTAGACGACGGATGGGATAATAAAGAGGCACGATTTGCTTGCAATCTGTACTTACAAGGCAGAGAAGAAGCTTTTAAAGTACTAAATGACATATCCTCAGCGTTTAGAGGTATGATATATTGGCAACAAGGACAGATTAGTTCTGTACAGGATGCACCTAAAGATCCAGTGATGAATTTTTCAGACGCTAATGTAATTGAAGGCTCTTTCACGTATGAAGGAACTTCTAGGAAACAGAGACATAACGTAGCGCACGTTACTTGGAATAACCCAGAAGATTTCTATAGGCAAAATGTCGAGTATGTAGAGGATGCTCCAGGCATAGTTAATGCTAATAATCAGATTTTTTCTACAGATGTAATTGCTGTAGGTTGTACTTCGCAAGGCCAGGCTAGAAGAGTAGGTAAGTGGATTTTATATACTGAAAGGTACGAAACTGAAACTGTAACCTTTACAACAGGTATGGAAGGTGCAGCAGTTAGACCTGGAGATATTATTAAAGTAGCCGACTCTCATAAAGCGGGTATTCGTTATGGAGGCAGAATTGCGGCAGGCAGTACAACTACTACTATTAAATTAGATGCCCCTACTTCTGTTACTGCACTTAAAACTTATAAGTTATCTCTAATTAATACAGAAGAGGCATGTGTACAGTCTGGAGTTAAACAATCGGAGACTACTCAAGAGACTTGTTTAAATGCTCACGTAGATAATGAGTGGAAACCTTATGTGTGGGTAGAAACAAAAGATGTTAACTATGTATCAGTAACAGAAGAAGTAACAGAAGTTACAGTGACTTCTGCATTCGCCAATACTCCTACAGCTAACTATATGTGGATACTAGAGGAGATGGGGTCCGTAGAGGCTCAGGATTTTAGAGTATTAATAACTAGGGAGTCTGGTGCTAATATGGTTGAAATTTCAGCATTGAAGTATCATGGAGCGAAGTATGACTTGATAGAAGAGGACATAGCCTTCTCTGCTAAGTCCACTAGTAGTTTACCTAACCCTAGTGACCCAATACCGTCTCCATCTAACTTAACTATTACAGAGGAATTGTATATTGACTCAATGGGTAATGTTAAAAATAGAGCAGAATTTTCTTGGGATGCCCCAAAAACTGCGGGTACCGCAACTACTTACCCATATATTGCATCGTACTATGTTGAATGGAGAAGAAAGGCTCCCGCTATTACAAACTGGGTTTCTATAGGGGAAACTTCAGCACAAAGTGTTATTATTGATGATGCTCCAGCAGGTACGCTAGAGTTTCGAGTTAAGACAAGGAGAATTTTCTAATGCTATACTCACCTTTTGCTACTTGGTCCGATGAAATATATGGTAAATTAACGCCCCCTAACAACGTTACAGATTTTTTCATGATATCTCAAGGTGACCAGGCTAATCTAAGTTGGACAGGAGTACCTGATTTAGATGTTATAAATGGAGGAACTTACTGGGTAAGGTATACTAGTGCGGTTAGTGCAAGTTGGGCGGCTGCTTCAGATATTACTAAAACAATACCGGGTAATGCCACGAGCTATTCAGTGCCTTTAATGTCAGGAACCTATTTAATCAAAGCGTTAGATTCTTCTGGTAATGAATCAGGTACTGCTACTAAAGTCACCTCCAATGTGGCGGACATATTATCGTTGAATGCAGTATACACTAGCGTACAAAATCCAAACTATGGCAGTAATACTGCAGATGAAGGGATAAATAATCCTGCTAATACTAATATATTTTATGATACAAATAATCAAAGTATACAGATAGATACTATTAATCTAGCCTCTGGAACTCATGATGCCTATTACAATACAGGAACTCATGAGGATGATGTAGTATCTTCTGGAACGCACGACGACGCCAGATCTACAGGCACTAGCAATGATATCTTAGTATCGGGTACTCATGATGATAACTTAGCTACTGGAACGCACGATGACGCTAGAGATACCGGTACTTATAATGAATATATAGCTACAGGTACTCATGATGGGTTCGGTACAGGTACTCATGATGATGCTAGAGCTACTGGAGTACACAATGCTATTTTAAATTCAGGTAGCACAGAATTAAACAATAACAACATATTTGATACCGCCTCTGGCAACTTCGACAGCAGATTAGGTAACTTTGACGACATCGCACATACTACTAACATGTTGGAAGACGATAACGCTTCTTTTGACTCTAGTTGGTTAAATAACATTATTCGCAATACTACAGATAATACTACGGCTACAGTAAATACAGTAACTAGTAGTACTAGATTAATCTTAAGTTCGGATATATTTGATGGGTATAGTGGAGATGCTTACAGATTAGAAACTAAAGCTAATCAATTAAGAGATACTACTGCAACATTTGTAGCCGCAGATATAGGAAGAACAATACGAAATAATACGGATGGAGGCACTGCAACTATTTCTACTATTAACAGTTCTAGTTTGGTAACTTTATCTTCCGCTTTATTTCAAAATGACCACGGAGATACGTGGGAATTAGAAGCAGGTCCTAATGTACTAAGAGATACCGGAGCCAGCTTTACTTCTGCGCTAGTAGGTAGGACAGTTAGAAATGTATCCGCCGGCACAACCGCTACAGTTTCATCTTTTACTAGTACTACGGAACTAGTACTATCTTCTGGTATTTTTGACAATAAAAATACTCACGTATACCAGGTAGAGGCAGGCCCGTCTAAGCTTTATAATACTGGTGGTGGGTTCTCATCAGGAATGGTAGGTAATAAAGTATATAATACTACTCGTAGTACAACTACTACAGTTAGTGCTTATGTAAGTGCTAATGAGCTTACTTTATCTTCTGGGATATTTGACAATAAAGAAGGGGATAGTTATAACGTAAATAATGAACTTAACAGACTAAGAGACTTATCGGCAAGCTTCTCAACTGCAGATATAGGAAGAACTGTTAGGAATACTACGGATAATACAACTACTACAATTGCTAGTAGGTTAAGTAACACAGAAGTTACTTTATCTTCTGGTATTTTTAATGATTCACATGGAGATACGTGGGAACTAGAAGCAGGACCAAGGTACTTAAGGGATATCGGCGCAGGCTTTACTTCTGCGCTAGTAGGTAGAACTGTACGTAATACTAATGATAATACTACTGCTACGGTATCAACTTATGTTAGCTCTACTGAATTAATCCTATCTTCTGGTATTTTTGACAATAAAAATGCACATAATTATGAGGTAGAAGTAGGACCTAATAAACTATATAATACAGGGGGAGGTTTCGTATCTTCTCATGTAGGAAATCTAGTAAGAAACACGAATACTAACACTACTGCAACAGTTAGTGCTTATGTAAGCGCTAATGAGCTCACTTTATCTTCGGGTATTTTTGATAATAAAAATGGCCATACGTATAATGTACATAATGAAACAGGGCGAGTTAGAGATACTGGAGCCTCGTTCTCTTCTAGTGATGTAGGCAGAACTATTCGTAATAATACAGATAATACAACTACTACAATATCTGGCTTTATCAGTAGTAATGAACTTACTTTATCTTCTGGTATTTTTAACGATCAGAGTGGGGATATATGGGAGATAGAGGCTGGACCAAATAATCTAAGAGACACCGGCGCAAGCTTTACTTCTGCGCTAGTAGGAAGAACGGTACGAAATACTAATGATAGTACTACTGCTACAGTTTCAGCTTTTGTGAATAGTAATGAGCTAACTTTGTCTTCTGGTATCTTTGATAATAAAGATACCCATACTTATCAAATAGAGCCTGGATATGATAGATTATACGATCCTACAGCCTCTTTTAGTACTGAAGTAGTAGGTAAGGTAGTACGTAATACTACTGATAATACTACAGCTACAATATCTTCAAGAACTAGCAGTACAGAGTTAGTACTATCCTCTCCAATTTTTGATAATCAAGATGGGGAAGGGTACCGTATAGAAGTACCAAATGCAGTACTAAGAGATACAGGAGCCTCCTTCACATCTACTCATGATAATAGATTAATACGAAATTTAGATACAGGAGCCTTATCATCTATTTCCTCAGTTCAAGATAGCAATACTCTAATACTAGAGGCAGATATATTTGGGCAAACTAATTCGTCAAACTATAAGGTAGAGGGAGATGTACTATCCTATGGGTACTATTACTTTACAGCTCAGGACTATGATCTTGGTGAAGTATATACCAATAGACTTACTGCATCATACGCTAGTAGTTCTTTCTCTACTACTAGCTTATTTGACGCTACCTCTGGATTATTTGATGAGCCAGGAAAAGGTTTGTTTGATGGTTCTGATATATCAGATACCAATGCTTCTATGGAAGTTAGTATTACTTCGGATGACCCTTCTGGAGCTTCTCCTACTTGGTCTACGTGGGCACCTTTCTTCGTAGGAGACTATACAGCTAGAGGTATACGATTTAGATCAAAACTAACCAGTAGTAATACTACACATAACGTTAGATTAGATGCTTTATCTGCTACAATAGATATGCCGGATACTATTAAAAGAGATACACACATTATAAGCAGCTCTGGTACTAATAATGGTACCGAAGTAATAACATATAGTACCCCTTTTAAGGCAACACCTACGGTGGGTATTACGGTTCAGAACTTTAATTCTGGGGAGTATTATACTATAACTAGTGCAACTACTACCGGATTTACAGTAACTTTTTATACAAGTAGCAGTATTGCTACCCAGAAAACTTTCAATTGGATAAGTACAGGATATTAAACTATGGCAACACATGACTACAACATTTCTAATCAATCATTCCCAGCGACCCGCTCGGATATAAATAATGCTTTAGCGGCTATTAAGAGTACTAATAGTAACGCTTCGGCACCTTCATCCCCTACTACAGGGCAACTCTGGTATGACTCTGCCAACAACTTACTAAAAGTTCACAATGGCACTTCTTTCGAAGAAGTGATTTCTGGTACAATAGTAGGCGGGGATATAGCCTCGGGAGCTATCTCTACTATTAAAATTGCTTCTGATAACGTTACTGCTGACAAACTAGCAGTCTCTGGCAACGGTAGTAATACCCAGTTTCTAAGGTCTGATGGGGATGGTACTTTTTCTTGGGTTACCCCTACTAATACTAATACTACCTATTCAGCAGGCTCGGGAATTAATTTATCGGGAACTACATTCTCTGTACAGCCAGATCTTAGGGACGCTATGACTCATATAGGTAGAGACTCTAATGACTATATTATATTTAATACAGCAGATTTTGGATTTTTCCTTAATGGTACAGAGAGATTCAGAATGGAGAGTGATGGAGATCTGCACGCTGATGGCAGCGTAGTAGCTTATTCAGCTACAGTGTCTGATATGAACCTAAAGACTGCAATTTCCACAGTTGATGGGGCCTTAGATAAAGTTTCACAGCTTAATGGAGTGGAGTTTACACGTAAGGATAGCGGTAAAAGATCTGCAGGAGTAATTGCTCAGGATGTGGAGAAAGTATTACCTCAGGCAGTAGTTGAAAGAAGTCTACCTTTACATACAGGAACTGATGAAGTTTTTAAAACTGTAGAGTACGATGCGTTGCATTCATTATATATTGAGGCTATTAAAGAACTTAAAGATATGGTGGAAAAACAAGCAATACAGATAAAAGATCTTCAAGGGGCATAAGAAAATTAACTCTTGACTTTTCTGTTGGAATTTGATATAATAGTTAGTAAGAAAAGGTCATTAAAATAATTTGGTGTACACCTTTTAACAAGTATAAAGCATCTTTCAATAAAAAATTGAAATAGGCACAGTTTTTCTAAGGAATTTATTATGGCAGCAGGTATTTATAATTTAAGTATTGAGCAGGGTTCCTCTTGGGAACTTCAATTGTCTATAGATTCTTCAGCGGGTACTAACTTAGATATCACAGGGTATACTTTTGATGCAAAAATAGCTAAATCGTATTACGATGATAACTGTATATCAATTACAACAGTTATAGTTAGCGCAGTGGGTGGCTCTATTAAATTAAGTCTAAGCCCTGCCCAAACTAAAGCACTGGACGCAGCAATAGAATATATCTATGATATAGATATGTCCTCCCCCGCTGGAACAGTTACTAGACTAATGGAAGGAAGAGCAACTATTAGTCCGGGGTTATAGTCATGGCAGTAATAGTTACTGTAACAGAGACTACAGGAAATGAAATAACGGTTACTACTAATCAGGTAGTAATCACAACAAATTCGGTAGCAGTAGGCGCCGCAGGAGATATACCTTTTACTCCTGTTGGAAATATTACTGCTACGAATATACAGGATGCCTTGCATCAAATAGCGGATCAACAATTCGTACAAGCTGCAGCTCCCGCAGTCTCAGATAATAATCTTGAGGAAGGGGACTTGTGGTACAACACAACCGATAATAAGCTTATGGTATATAGAAATACCACGTGGGAAGAAATAACCCTAGCTGCTCAATTATCGGAAAGCTCAGATACTGCAGAGTACTCTGACGTTACTCTTAATGGAGGGTATTTTTAAATGGCAAACGTAATCAAAATTAAACGCAGTACTACTACTGCAACCCCTGGCAGCTTGGCTGAAGGCGAATTAGCTTATTCGGAAAATTCCAATAATTTATTTATTGGTACAAGCGGCTCTAACGTAACTGTAATTGGTGGTGCTGAAGGCATCGCAGACGCAGTAGGAGCAATGGTAACTGGTAATACTCAAACAGGTATTGCAGTAACTTATCAAGACGCTGATAACACTTTAGATTTCGCACTTACAGCTGATCCAACGATCACTTTAGGCGGAGACTTATCAGGTACAGCAACATTAACTAACCTTACAGATGCTACACTTACAGCAACTATCGGTGTTAATGCAGTACAGAAAGCAATGGTTAACACAGACCTTATCACAGGTCAAACTGCATTAGCAGCTAACCCAGATGGTAATAACGACTATGTATTAATCTATGATGCATCAGCAGCTTCTTACAAGAAGATTGCAGCTAAGTACTTAGGTTCTAACTCTCTAGCAGAGCTAGACAACGTAGGTACAGATGTAGCAACAGCAGGTCATATGATGTTAGCAGATGGAGATTCTTGGGAATCTACTGCAATGTCTGGCGATATCACTATTAGTGGTTCAGGCGTAGCTTCAATTGGTGCTGATAAAGTTCAGGCAGCTGAATTAGGTGTTACTGCTGGTACAGCGACTCCTTCTAGAGCATTAGTTGTAGACTCTAGTAATGACATTAACCTAGGTGCAGGTGATTTAACAGCAACAACTGTTACAGCAGCCCTTACAGGTAATGTAACAGGTAATGTAGCTGGTAACTTAACTGGTAATGTAGCAGGTAATGTAGTAGGAGACGTAACTGGTGACTTAACGGGTGACGTAGCTGGTAATGTAGCTGGTAACTTAACTGGTAATGTAACAGGTAATGTAGTAGGAAACGTAACTGGTGACTTAACTGGTAATGCAGATACTGCTACAGCATTTGCAACGGCTCGTACTGTTGGAATGACTGGAGATGTTGTTTGGACATCTGGCGCAATGGACGGCACTGGAAACGTTACAGGTACAGCATCTATTCAAGCTAACACTGTTGCAGCAGCTGAGTTAGGTGTTACTGCAGGTTTAGCATCGGCTTCTAAGGCGTTAGTTGTAGACTCTAATAAGGACATTAACTTAGGTACTGGTGATTTAACAGCAACAACTGTTACAGCAGACGACTTTGTAGGTAGTGTAACTGGTGATGTAACTGGTGATGTAACTGGTGACTTAACTGGTAATGCAGATACTGCTACAGCTATGGCAACAGGACGAACTGTTGGTATGACTGGCGATGTAGTATGGACTTCAGGATCATTTGATGGCACTGGAAACGTTACAGGTTCTGCACAACTTCAAGCAGACGTTGTAGCTGCTACTGAGTTAGGTGTTACTGCTGGTACGGCAACTGCTTCTAAAGCACTAGTTGTAGACGCAAATAAGGACATTAACCTAGGTACTGGTGACATTACTGCTACTAACCTTACAGGTTCAATTCAAACTGCTTCGCAAGGTATGATCACTACATTAGGCACATTAACAGGCCTAACAGTTGGTGGCGATATGACTATTGCTGACGGTTCTAACGACTTTGATATAGCTTCACATGATGGATCAAATGGTCTTAAGTTAGGTGGCGTATTAATAACGACTTCTGCAGCAGAAATTAATGTTTTAGATGGTTCAACAGCAGGTACTGCAGTTGCTTCTAAAGCTTTAGTTGTAGATGCTAATAAAGACATTAACCTAGGTTCAGGTGATTTAACTGCTACAAACGTAACAGGTACATTGCAAACTGCAGCTCAAGGAAATGTTACTTCAGTAGGTTCTTTAAATGGACTAACTATTGCAGCTTCACAGTCAGTTTCAATGGGATCTAACAGAATTACTAATGTTTCTGATCCTTCACAGGCTCAAGATGCAGCTACTAAAGCATATGTAGACGCAGTTAAAACTGGATTAGATGTTAAAGACTCAGTTCGTGTAGCTACTACAGTTTCAGGTACTATGGCTACAGCTTTCGATAATGGAAGTTCTGTAGACGGAGTTACTTTAGTTACTGAAGATCGTATTTTCATTAAGAATCAGGGAACTGCTTCAGAAAATGGTATTTATACTGTAAATGCTTCAGGCGCTCCTACAAGAGCTGTAGACTTTGATGAAAGTTCTGAAGTAAGCGGTGGAACATTTACTTTCGTTGAAGAAGGTACTACAAATGCTGATTCTGGTTGGGTAGTTACAAACAATGGAGATGTTACAATTGGTACAACTGGTCTAACATTCGCTCAGTTCTCAGGTGCTGGACAAATTACTGCTGGTACTGGTATGACTAAGACGGGTAACACTATTGATGTTGTTGCTGGAAATGGTATTACAGCTAATGCTAACTCAATACAAATTAATACTACGTGGGCCGGACAATCTGCAATTACTACTTTAGGTACAATTGCTTCAGGTGCATGGCAAGCGGATACTGTAGGCGTTGACTACGGAGGAACAGGTATTTCTAGCTATTCTTCTGGTGATATTATGTATGCTACAGGCTCAACTACACTTTCTAAACTTAGTAAAGGTACAGGCGGTCAATTTATGAAGATGAATTCTGGTGCATCAGCTCCTGAATGGTCTAACGAATTAGACGGAGGTACGTTCTAAATTTATTTCTTGACAAATAACCCCAATTTAGGTATAATATTATACTTAGATTGGTCAATTTTTCAAAAAAGTTTAGAATAGAGGATACCTTATGTCAACTTTACAAGTAAATAACTTAGATTCATACACCGGCTCAAAAATTGATGTGGACAGTACTTCTGATTTTAATATCGAAGCAACTACCGTATCTACTAGTAGCACTTCAGGTGCTTTAAGAGTAGCTGGGGGTGTATCAACTCAAACAAACTTAAATGTTGGAGGTAACGCTGTCATTGCAGGAACACTAGAGGCTTCATTGAATTCTAGCGTTTTAGATGGCGGTAGCTTCTAAGTAGGATAATAGGGGGCTTTAGTGCCCTATTATTATAGGAAAAATTATGTATCATATCATAAAACCAAAACGTACCACTAGTGCGGGAACGGTTCCTACTACTTCTAATTTAGAAGCGGGCGAGATCGCAATCAATCTAGCAGATAAGAAATTATTTGTAAGAGATACGTCCAATAACATACTAGAACTAACAACCAGGACTATAACCTCTTTAGAGGATGTATACTTCTCTGGTATTAGTAACGATCAACTTATGCACTATAACAGTGCTAATAGTAGATGGGAAAACTTCAATAGAGATTTAGGCGAATGGAACACTAGCGTAGGTAGAACTTACTATCTAGATGCAGGAACATCCAGCAAAACTTCAATAGGTAAAAGCACTCATTCAGGTGCTTATACTTTAGAAGTAGACGGGATATTCAATGCATCTGGACAGATAACTCTTGCCTCTGGTGAGAAAGTTGGACCAGGATGGTTCCATGAGTCCGCATCTTTAGTTAGTGAGAGCTACGATATCCCCTGCACGTATAATGCAGAGTCTCAAATAGATACAGCTATTGCTGTAGATGTTGTTGTTAAAGTATGTACAGGATCAACCTTAAAAGTTTCGGACTTAATAACTTCGGACTAGACCTTATATAGGTCACTTCATAAACCCAGCTATATAGCAAATTAGATTAAGGGGGCCAAATGGCAATTAAATTTAAACCGAAAAGAACCACCACCTCTAGCAATGTACCTAGTACAGCTAACCTAGAGGCAGGTGAAATCGCTATTAACTTAGCGGACAAGAAACTATTCGTTCGAGATACTTCTAATAATATTTTAGAATTAACGACTCGAAATGTAAATTCCTTAGACGATGTTAACGTTACTGGTTTATCAAATAATCAAGTACTACAGTATAATAGCTCAAACAGCCAGTGGGAGAATACAACTCTTACAAATGTTTGGTCTAATAGTGGTACTTTTATTTATAATACGTCGACCGTTGGAATTGGTACAGACACACCGAATACAGACTATAAATTAGATGTAGCCGGTACAGTTAATTGTACTACTCTATATGTAGGTGGAGTACAAGTAGATGGAGGTAATCCCCCATTTTTACTTACTCAACCTATTATTACGGCAAACTACACCGTTGCTGATAACTTCAATGCTAGTTCTTCTGGCACTGTAGATGTTGCAACAGGAATAACAGTTAATGTAGGCACGGATGCTTACTTATCAATATCATAAGGAATAAAAAATTATGTCTACTTTAAAAGTAAATACTATAGATTCACACTCCGGCAGTGTACTGACTTTTGACAGTACCGCTGACATATTAGTAGCTAGCGCTACTAGTTCAACAAGTACTACTACTGGTGCCTTAAAGGTAACTGGTGGTATTTCTACACAAGAAAATTTATATGTCGGAGGTAACGCAGTTATCACTGGCACAATGACCGCAAATGGCGGCACAATTACATTAGGTGATGCTGGTACGGATAACGTAACTATTGGGGGAGAACTTAACTCCGATATTATCCCTGATGTTACTAATACGTACGATCTAGGTTCTTCTTCTAAGAAGTGGGCTGAGATTCATGCAACTGACTTTACAGGTGATTTAGCTGGTAATGTAACCGGTAATGTAACCGGTAATGTAACCGGTAATACTTCGGGTTCAGCAGGATCTTGTACAGGAAACTCTGCTACAGCAACTGCTTGGGCAACTGCCAGAACTTTAGAGTTAACAGGTGCTGTAACTGGCTCTGCTTCTGTAGATGGTTCAGGAAACGTATATATTGGAACGACAGCAACTGCTGATCCTACCATTACTCTAGCAGGCGCTGTAACGGGTGTAGGTACACTTACTAACTTAGGTGATGTAACTATTACTACAACAGCAACAGCAGACCCTACGCTAACATTAAGTGGAGACGTAACTGGTTCTGCTACGTTTACTAATTTAGGTAATGCTAACTTAGCAGTTACAGTTGGTAATGATAGTCATACTCATGCCTATAGTAACTTAACTGGTACTCCTGCTACATTTGTACCGACTACAGAGAATGTACAAGATATTGCAGGTGCTATGTTTAGTGGCAACACTGAAAGTGGTGTTACAGCAACTTATATAGATTCGGACGGTACTATAGACTTAAATGTCAATGACCCTGTTATTACTTTAACAGGTGATGTTACTGGTTCAGCAACAATGTCTAATTTAGGCGATGTAACTATTGTAGCTTCAACAACTTCTGATCCAACTATTACACTAGCAGGCGACTTAAGTGGTTCAGTTACTTTAACAAATTTAAGTAATGGTACACTAACTGCTACTGTAGCAGATGATTCACACAATCATGTTATTAGTAATGTAGATGGTTTACAAACGGCTTTAGATGCTAAGACTACTCCAGGATATGTAGATACACAAATTACTAATCTAATTGGTGGTGCTCCTGGTACGTTGAATACACTCAACGAACTAGCGGAGGCAATTAATGATGATGCATCTTATGCTTCAACATTAACTACTTCTCTAGCAACTAAAACTGCTAAGACATCTAGTCAGTCTCTAAGTACTGCATCAAATGCAATGACTATTAGTGGGCATACAATTACGTTAAATCGTGGTGACGGATCTACTGACACAGTTACAGTTCCTGATAACAATACTACTTATTCAGTTCAGGACGGGCAGTTATCACAAAAGAACTTTACTACAGCGGATAATACTAAGCTAGATGGTATTGAAGCAGGTGCTACAGCAGACCAAACTAATGCACAAATTAAGACTGCATATGAAGCTAACGCTGACACTAATGAATTCTCAGATGCAGAACAAACTAAGCTAGCGGGTATTGAAGCTGCAGCAGACGTTACAGATACTGCAAATGTTGTGGACTCTTTAACAGCAGGTACTAACGTAGCTATAGCAGCCAACGGTACTATTAGTTCTACAGATACTACTTATTCAGTAGGCAACGGTGGTCTAACGCAGATTAACTTTACTACAGCGGATAATACTAAGCTAGACGGTATTGAAGCTTCTGCAGACGTTACAGATACTACAAATGTTGTAGCTTCTTTAACAGCAGGTACTAACGTAGCTATAGCAGCCAACGGTACTATTAGTTCTACAGATACTAATACTACTTACTCAGTAGGCGATGGTGGACTAACGCAGAAGAACTTTACTTCAGCAGACAACACTAAGCTAGATGGTATCGAAGCAGGTGCTACAGCGGATCAAACAAGTGAAGAAATTCAAGATATTGTTGGTGCAATGGTTAGTGGAAACAGTGAATCTGGTATTACAGTAACGTATCAAGATACTGATGGCACTTTAGATTTTGCAGTAACGTCTGATCCTACTCTAACATTAAGTGGTGATGCGTCTGGTTCTGCTACGTTTACTAACTTAGGTAATGCTACATTATCAGTTACAGTTGCAGATGATTCACATAACCACGTTATTAGTAACGTTGATGGATTGCAAACAGCATTAGATGCTAAGACAACTCCAGGATATGTAGATGGTCAAATTGCTGCTTTAGTAGGTTCAGCTACACCTGCAGCACTTAACACTCTCCAAGAGTTAGCTGATGCTTTAGGCGATGACGCTAACTATGCAGCTACAATTACAACTGCATTGGCAACTAAAACTGCTAAGACATCTAGTCAGTCTCTAAGTACTGCTGCGAATGCAATGACTATTAGTGGACACACTATTACGCTTGGGCGTGGTGATGGTACTACTGATACAGTTACAGTTCCTGATAATAATACTACTTACTCAGTAGGCAACGGTGGATTAACGCAAGTTAACTTTACTACAGCTGATAACACTAAACTAGATAGCATTGCTTCTAGTGCTACTAATGTAACTAATAACAACCAAATCTCTAACGGAGCAGGTTATGTTACATCTTCTGGTAATACTATTATCGGTACAGATTCTGATGTAAATACTTCGGGTGCTACTATTATTGATAATATGTACATGACTGATGGTGTTATTACTTCGCACGGTACTAGAGTACTAACACTTGCTAACTTAGGTTACACAGGTGCTACAAACGCTAACTATATTACTAATAATAATCAGTTGACTAATGGTGCTGGGTATGTTACATCTTCTGGTAATACTATTATCGGTACAGATTCTGATATTAATACATCAGGTTCTACTATAGTTGATAATATTTATGTCACAGACGGTGTTATCACTTCAATGGGCACTAGAGTACTAACACTTGCTAACTTAGGTTACACAGGTGCTACAAACGCTAACTACATTACTAATAATAATCAGTTGACTAATGGTGCGGGTTACATTACTGGGTATACGGATACTAACACTACTTACTCTGCTGATGGAAACTACGGTATGTACTTGAGTGGCACTACTATCCGTCTTGAGAACGATAGACGTAGAAACTCTACTGGAGAAGACGTATGGTCTGGTAACACACATGACTACGTTATGTACGACGCTTCTCACGGTATTAGATGGTGGACAGCTGGTTCAGAAGAGATGCGTCTTGAAAACGATGGCGACTTGCATGTAGATGGCCAAGTAGTTGCTTACTCTGGTACAGTATCAGATCAGAAATTAAAGACGGGTATTACTACAGTTACAGATGCTTTAAATAAAGTAGCTCAACTTAACGGCGTAGAGTTTACGTATAAGAAAGATGGTAGACGTTCTGCTGGTGTTATAGCGCAAGACGTTGAGAAAGTACTACCAAGTGCTGTAACCGAGAAGGAAATGCCTTTTGAAAAAGGTACAGGAAAATTTAAAGTAGTTGAGTACGATGCTCTAAACGCTTTATTAATTGAAGCAATCAAAGAGCTTCGCGAAGAAGTTAATATTCTTAAAGGAGAAAAATAATGGCAGTAACATTAACAAGCACGGGCATAACATTTTCGGATGGTAATAGTCAGAATACCCAGGCATCTGGTGGAATGGGAGGAGTAGATACTTTTTACAACTCTGGTACATGGACCAGACCTTCAGGAGTTACAACAGTATACGCTACAGTAGTAGGCGGAGGCGGCGGAGGCGGCGGAGGCCAAGGTAACTACGGCGGTGCTGGTGGTGGCGGTGCAGGCGCACAGCTATGGGGCACGAAGACCGTAAACGGAAATCAAGCTGTAACTGTAGGTAACGGCGGAGCTTCCGGTTATATTAGAACCGGTTGTTATTCACCTTACCAAACTGACGGCACACCTGGTGGATCTTCTAGTTTCAGTGGAAATACATCTAATGGCGGAGGCGGTGGTACTAAAGGCACTTGCTATTCAAACGCTGCTTTCAACGGCGGAGGAGGCGGAAGCTCTAATGGAGGTGTCTCTGGTGAGACTGGCGCGCCTTCATGGAAACAGAGTGGCAGAAAAGCGGGTACTCCTGGCGGCACATCAGGATTTGGTGGACCGGGTAAAGGTGGTTTTTCCGGCGGCGCAGGCAAGAAAGGAGTGGTTATTATAACCTATTAAGGAAAATATTATGACAAATTATTTAGCAATAAACGAAACAGGGTTGGCCGTATCTGGTATATGGGCAATAGATTCTGTTCTAAAAGAGGGATTATCTTTAGTAGGAATACCTGACGCACCCACTGAGAGTGTTCTAGTAGAGGATCCGCAACCTACTATAGGGTGGACTTGGGATGGATCCGAATGGCTTCAACCTGATATGAGCATAGATGAGCTACGCGATAGTAGGAATGAGAAGTTATCCGGTACAGATTGGATAGTACAAAGACATTCAGAGGAGTCTGTAAAGACTTTAACAGACGCAAAGTATGCGGAGTGGTTAGCATATAGAGGCGCTTTAAGAGACATTACTACTGAGTACAGCCCCTTACCGGGCGGTCCTAGTTTCCCTGTAAAACCTTAAGACGATAAAAAACCCTAATACCGTTAATAAAGTATTAGGGTTTTTTATCGTCTTAACTTCTTTTCCAGACCCAATCGTCTTTACAGCGATCAGTAAGCCAATCATCAAGCTTGGCTAAATAGAAACCTTCCGAGTAGTAAAGGTGTCTGTAGTCGTTAACTGGTTCTTGTAAAAATGCACAGAACCACTTACTCCTATCAAACTTGAAAACGAGTAAAGGGTGTTCAGCTTCATTCTCTCTCTGCTCTCTTACAGTCTGCCCCCACCATTCAACTATTTGAGGAGTTTTACCGGTTAGTAACCTACTGTTAAGGTGGTCATCTTTATAGTGCTTTACTTCAACACTATACTTCATAAGCTCCTTAGGGATGTAAACGTCCCCCTTAAGTCCGTGCTTAGCATCAAGTGCCCCAGATAGAGGAATTCTCTCCCAATTCCAACCTGTTTCCTTCCTTAAAACTACACACAAGGCCGACTCGGCCCTGCTTCCTTTAGCTTTACTCTTATTAGCTACTGCCATTCTAACCTCGACGTCTTTTTCTCTTTAATAACATTTATCTTACTAAGTAAAGGGTGGGACCAACCATGGGATACTAAGAAAGTATTAAGGTCGTGCTCCTTTAATAGTACTTCAATAAGCTTCTCCCTACCTTCATCATCAAGAACCCCGATTACTTCATCTAAGAATAATACATTTATTCTAGACTTGGATAGGGTACTCATTAATTTTCTTATAGCTAATAGTGTCGAAGTATTAACTCTTGCTAATTCACCACTACTTAGAGCAAGAATATCAATATCTCTACCCTCATCGGATATAACAACATTTAACTTATCATTACTAACAACAAATTCTAGCCCGAATCTTCCGTCAGATAGTTCAGCAAGATACTGGTTAACTAAATCTTCTAAATCCTTTACTAAATTTTCAATTTTGTACGCTACTAAACCATTAGTACTAAAGGCTTTCTTTAATACTTCTAAATTAGCATATACATCATTGGTTTTCCTTAGTTTAGATTCTTCAGTAAGTAACTTTAGTTTAAACTCTTTTACTTGTTTGACTAAGTAGTCTAGTTCAGTATTAAATTTTGTAATTTCATTATTTTGAGATGATATATCCCTAATCTCAGTTTGTTTTTTAGAAATTTCGATAGTAAATTTATTAATTTCTTCTTCTAATTCTAACTTATCTTCGGTAGTGCGGGGCAGCTTATTATCTATTAAAGTAGATAGCTTTTCAAATTTTTCAATAGTTGATTGATGTTTTGTATAGTCTTGAAGTTGTTTCTTTAGATTAATTACAAGATTTTCTACTTCGCCCTTCCTTTTAGTACTTATTGATACTGTACTTCTTTGCTCGTCTACCAGTTCTTCTGTTTTATTAGAATCAATATCTTGCAAACAAGTAGGACAACTGTCCCCCAAACTTTCGATTTTACGTAATACTGCGTTTGCTTGAGCAATAATAGTTTTTAAAGACGTAAACTCCTCATTTAATTCTACAATGCCTTCGGGCATCTCAACTTCTCTAGTTAATTCATTAGCGCTAAGTTCAGATAATTGACTTTTGTATTGATTATTAATATTAATCTTACTATTAATCTCTAGTATGTTATCAAGTTTTGACTTTACTAGAGCTCTTTCTGAGATTATGTTTTCTGGAGCTTCTGGTACTTCTATTAAAGGTTTTTTCGTAGTACTTTTTATAGGGTTAGTAGATATCCAACTATTAATAGTTTCTATACTACCCCTAGTTTCAGATACTTCATTAGACGCTTCCTTATGTGCAGTTTTAAAGTTATCAAATAAAGTCAAGTAGTTATCTAAATTCAGTAGTTCAATAAGGAATTTTTTTCTGTTAGTATCTGTAGCAGTTAAAAACTGTAGAGAACTAGTAGTGCTTTGGTATACTAATTGACTAAAGGTTTTGAAATCCATACCTAGTACATTCTGTATAGATTTGAAAGTATTAGTAGCAGTATGTGATGATATATCTTCTCCATCACATATTAAAACTACTTTAATACTAGAAGTTCTATCTACTGATATACTATACTCTCTATCATCTACGCTAAAGTCTAGAGATATACTGTACCCCTTGGAGTCACTATTTCTATTAACAATATCTACTTTCTTAATGCCTTTAGAGTTCTTATTAAAAAGAGCCTCTTCAATTAGTAAAGGAATAGAACTCTTCCCCGTACCATTAGTACCTACTAACTGTACTATTAGGTCTTTTTCTAAGTCCAGGCTATTATCATTTCCATACGAAAAACAATTAGACCATTTCAACCTTTTAAGTATAATCATGAAATACTCCTAAAACTTCTTTAACTTTCTTTTCATTTAATCCCATAATATATTGTAAGTATTCTGATAATTCATCTTCTAAAGTCATATCAGAGGTTAAAATAAGTGCTGAATCATTATGTCTTTTAATAAGTTTTTTATCTAATAACTCATTATCTTTATCTACTTTTACTAAGTCACTAACATCTCCTTCTAATTCATATATTGTATGATGATAGTTAGTCTTAATCATTTGATCTGGGTGACTAACAGTTTGCCTAATAAGCTGAGGTAACTTTAGTTTCATCCAAGACCAGTCCATAGTCTTACTATCGAATAATAGTACTCCTGTATCTACAGGGTTTCTATGAAAGGAGGTGGTGACAGGACTACCAGGGTATACTATATTTCGTTGAGAGTTGGTATGAGAATGTAAGTCTCCTGCTATAACTAGCTCCCACTCGTCTAACTTTCTCAAATCTATCTCTGGTTGTACGTGCGGTGGTATTTCTCCTCTAACATGTGTAAATAAAGTTCTACCACTAAAATCCTTAGGGTCGAACTCTTTTAACTTATTATAAGGGATAAAATCCATATCCTCTAGTTTATAATAGTCATCTATAATTTCCACTAAAGGGTTGATGGATTTAGTCACATCCTTTAAGTTTGTTAAAAAGGTAGTGTTTTTCTTTAATGCTTCATGGTTGCCAGGGTAGATAATAGTTTTTATACCGATATCCCTAATGTACTTGAAGTATAGGCTTAACTCATCAAGAGTAGGCATCCTATCAAATAGGTCTCCACCGATAACGTGTAAGTCTGCCGTCTTCTCCAACTTGTACAGTTCACTGAACATTAATTCATATCTATTAGTCGCCCACTCTCGTGGTACACTCTTCTGACCTAACTTGATGTGCCAATCTGCTGTAAATAAAATTTTCATTGGTTATTTCCTTATGCGATAAAAAAGCCCCAGTTACGGGGCTCTCCTTTTACTACTTAATTATAGTAGTTCAGTAACTTCTTCTGCAACTTCCGCTGGTATATTAGTTGGACTAACATTCTCTAGAATTCTGGTTTCAATGAACTCCTTCTGTTGGTCTGCTGATGGGCGACTAATAACATCGTCAATATTAGGTAGCTCTTTAATAGCTTCCATTTCAGAGTCATCTAAAGCGCGTACTTTACACTTTAATACTTGTAAAGTATACTCTACATTAAACGGTAGTGGGCCGGTCTTTTGCTTCTTGAAAGCTAAGTCCCAACCAGTTGTTGTATCTGTAGGGTCACCTAAATCTTCCGCTGCAACCATTACTGCTTCAAATAGTTTCTTTTTAAGGTTTAGTACTTTAACCTTACCATCGTCTGGGTCAATACACTGTACTGCGTACGCCCATGAGCATTTCATGTCTGTATGGTAGTGTCTTACCCAATCCTTCTCAATATTTGTAAATTGTTCTTTATCTCTATCAAACCCTAAGCATTCCATAGGAACGCGCTTACCATCTGCTGTTGTTACCCAATAAACATATCTAGGAAGAACATCTCCTACTATGCGAACAACATTGTTGCCTTCTTTATATGTGTATGCGTCTACTGAAGACTTCTTTGCTTTACCTGTTACATTGCCAAATTTAATTGCCATATTCTTTTTCCTCGTAATAAAATGTTATATTATCTTGCTCATCAAGTTCTAATAAAGGATTGTCCTCTATATCTTTCCGAGTTATCTCTGTGTATCTATATGGTAGGGTTGTTACCCCCTGCCACTTATAATCTAAGTAATTTCTATAACTTGCTAGTTCCATATAGGCAACCATCTGTTCTAGAGTTACTTGAAGTTTATTCTTAAATATCGCTTTAGGATTTAGTAAAAAACTATCTCCGGTTATATCTTGTCCGTAAAACTTGTTTAAACTTTTATTCTTTTTAGGCATTTTAATACTATAGGTATAGATAACCATAAACCTTATTGTATTTTTTGTATTGCCCTTGCTAAGTTTAAGCACCTTTTCCCAGTCGTAAAATATCAACTTAAATCTCCATTTTAGAATATATATTATACCAATATTTAACCAGTTTGTCAAGTATTATTTTTTCATAGTTAAAATATTCTACCATTAGCCCAGTGCCATCGCTTATCTAATGCATCTAGTCTTCTTAACATATAGTAGTCAATCTGTAACATATCCATAATCCTGGTTTTTAAGGTAGGATGATTGTCAAGTACAGCTGCTAAAATACCCCGATGGTCACTAACTCCAGTATTCTCACCCCCTTCGGATATTTCTACCTTAGGGAAGTGTATAGCACAGAAAGCATCCAGGTCATTGACGTCTACATATATATCTATCATTGGATCTAGTAAGTAGGTTGTCTGAAGCATGGAGTGCCTTACAGTACCTCTACCCCTAAATTCGATGTTTGATAGTCCGAATATATAGTCCTCTAACCCCTTTCCTTTCAAAATTTTAAGTATAGTAGCGACAGATACATCCAATCCTACGTACTTTAGATCATATGATAGTGCGTCTATAAATCTATCATATGGATCTCGTAGTACTGTCCAGATAACTCTATCAGCATCAATGCTATCTATAGTAGTGTCGGACTCTATACACTTACGTACTGTACTACTACCACTTTTATGTATATTTATATATCTAAACTCCGGATGTTCCCATATTTCTACATTTTGAAGGATAGTGTTGCTAAATGTTACTTCTTTCATTAGTTACCTCCTGCTACTACTTTTATATCGTAGCCTTGTTTAATATATACTGCTGAACGCGCTTTAGCTTGTCGTGCAGCAGTATTGCCCTTTAAGTGTATATCTATTACTACGGGTTGTATCTTACCTTCCATTTTCCTAATAACTCTACCTATTAGCTGGGTTAATAGAGGCTCATTATTGATTGGAGTACCCAAAATGAGGCAACTAAGCTCATTAACTGAAATACCCTCACTAAAGATGCTTTGTGACCCGTATAGGATATCTGCTTCTCCATTTCTAATCTTGTTCAACTCTTCATCTCTTTGTTCATGTGGTAGCTCTCCTGTAATACATATTGCATTATTTCCGGTTAGGTCGGCGCACCTGTTCAAAAATTGGACCCTATCACTTACTACCAATACTTTATGGCCTTTTGCTGCGT